CAGGCACAACAAGCAGGACAACAGAGAGCACAGTTTGGTGCTGGTTTGTTTGGCACTGGTGCTGGATTATTAGGCACACAAGTACAAGGACAAGCTGGTGCTTACTCTCCACTACTTGCTCAGTTAGGGTTGTCTCAGAATATTGAGCAATTAGCTCAGCAGCCATACCAGTTAGGTTTACAACTAGGCACAGCTCAGATGCCAGGTCAAACTGCAGGTGCTCAGACAGTGTACGGTGGTGCTGTACAAGGTGCTCAGACACAATATGGTGCTAATCTACAAGCTCAGCAAATGAATAATCAGTTCCTGTCTAGTTTGATTCAGGCAGGTGCGGGTGCTTATAGTGCTCCTAGCGGAGGTACGATGCCTTTGCCAGTAAATAGATCTGGTTATAGTACAGGTAGCGGTGGCTTCACAGGCTCTGCTTTTCAGTTATAATAAGGAATAATCATGGGACAACCAGTAAATCCACTATTAAGTAATCAACAAGCACTGCTCGGAGCAGATCCTGAGCTCTATCGTCAACAGTTAATTCAACAAGAACAAGCTCGTATTAATGCATTACCTGCACAGAATCAACTAGGAGCTACTCTTGGTACATTACTAGGAAGAGGCTTAGTTAACGTAGCACAAGATCGTGGCTTCTTTGAAGTTACTAATCCTGTATTACAGAAGTTAACCAGTGTACAGAATGTTTACAATACTGCTATGCAGAACTCTGATCCTAATGATCCTCTGTCTTTCTACAAGAATTTACAGACTGGATTCGCTGATGCTGGCTTAGGTCAGCAAGCTCTCATGGCTACTCAGGAACTACGTAGAGTACAGTCAGAAATGGATAAGGCTAAAGGCGAAGCTCTTAAACTTGAAGCTGCTCAGATTGAACTATATACTAAGAACCCTGATAAGCTTATGTCGGATATTGCTACATTTCGTAAAGAAGGAAATAACGATAAAGCCAATGAACTGTCTGGCTTACTTGGTAAGATTACTCTTAAACAAGATACTCAACAAGCTAAAGACTTGGCTGAGATTGCTTTACGTAATGCTCAGACAGACGCTCAACGTGCTAGTGCAAGGAATCAAATAGAGCAAATTGAATCTGGTAAGTATGATTGGAAGGTCATTACTAACGCTGCTCAGATACCAGTTTCAATGGCTAAGATAGATAAGAAGACAGGAGCTACAACTTACGAGCCTATTCCTCCTGAGGCACTAGGAATAACTACACCTCCAGCAGATACTTCTAAGAAAAACGAAAAGAAACCACCAAGTAATCTATCTTCATTTAAAATTCTGAGTACGCAATAATGCCAATAGTTAAAATCCAAGCCCCAGACGGCAAGGTATTAACTATGGAAGTTCCTGACGGAGCTAGTCAAGAAGATATCTTAGCTGCTGCTACAGAATTATATCAACCACAATACGGTGTAGGAGAAACTATTGCTCGTGGTTTAGAGCGTGGTGTTACTTCTACTATTCGTGGAGCAGCTCAACTCTTAGGAGGAACTCCTTCTACTATTCCTACTGAGGAACAAGACTTAATTACTCAGATGCAGGGAACTCCAACGGCTGATCAAATCTCTAGCTTAGCAACTCCTGGTAAAATCCAACAAACAGATTTACAACGTGAAGCTGAATTCAGAATGATGGCTCAGCAACGTCCTGTTGCAGCGTATGGTTCACAGATTGTAGGAAGCTTTGCAGATCCTATTAACTTACTTCCCTTAGGTGCTGCTCGTACTGCTGCTCAAGGTGCTCGTAATTTTGCTATCGCTGGCAGTGCTATGGGTGCTATTGAACCAGTCTATGGTGATGATAGCAGACTATTAAACATTGCTGGTGGTGCTGTCGTAGGAGGTGTTCTTGGTGGTACAATCGGAGCATTAATTCAAAAGTACGGTAAGCCAGCAGTAGAAGCTGCAGGTAAAGAATTAAAAGATAATCGTGCTGTACTCTTAGGAGGTTCAGGCAAGATTACTCAGGATAACGTACCACTTAGTCCTATCGCTCAAGAGATTGCTGATGTTACTGCTGCTAAGAACATTGAACTACAAGACAGTATTGTTCCTTTACTCCAGCAGTTAGAAGACTCTGAGTTAGCTACTAAGCTGACCAATGAGATTGCTGGTGGAGACTATCGTGCTCTCTTTACAGATGCTCCGTTTAGATTAACTGACATTCCTGCTTCTAGACTTACTGCTGCATTCAGTGCAGATAATCCATTACGTGAACAGAACTTAGCAGCATATCTCAAAGCTGGCTATAAAGCAGAAGATCCAGAGCAGTTACTTACTCGTATCGTATCAGCTAACAAAGGAGCTATTGCTACTGAGTTAGATACAACACCTCTTAATATTCCTGCTGACTCCGCAGTGAACTTCTTACTCAATCGTAAGGTACAAGAACTAGGTGGTCGTGATCTAATCAATGCTTATCTACCTGCACTACAGCGTGGTGTAGATATGATTAACTCTATCGATGAGTTATTCTTAAATGGTCGTGCTGCTGGTATGACTGACGCTGAGATTGCTGCAGTATTTAAGAAAGACTTCGATGAAGTTAAGCCTATTCTCTTCTCCGCTATTGGTAACGTATCTAATATTGGTCGTGCCTTAGCAGCAGCTAAAGCTCAGAAGAAAGTAATTGGTTCTACTGAGGAGATCCTTAAAGGATTAGCCAAACAAGGAGGACAAGATTTAAAAGACATTTATGCATTGAGAGACGCCATTTCTACTATTAAATCAGCTCCTGCTACAGACTTTGATAAGAATAAAGCTATTGGAAAACTTATTACAGACACAGTTAAAGAGCCAGGATGGAACGATAAGTTTGGCGAGTTTGTAGTCAACGCTTTTATCTCAGGTCTTGCGACTCCAGCAGTTAATGCATTATCTGGTATTGCTAAAATAGGTCTTGTTGGAATGGAACGTGCTATTCAATCTGTTGATCCTAGATCTCAAGTCAAGATCAAAGAATTATTACCTTCGTTTAGAGGAATGGTAGACGGTGTATTAGAATCTGCATTCTTTGCTAAAGAAGGATTCTTACGTGGTAGTCCTCTTGATGCAGCAATGCCTGAGTTTCGTGGTGCTATCGGTACACAAGCAGGTGCTACTAAGTTTGAAAAATACTTAGGAGAAGTAGTTCGTGTACCTAGTCGAGTTAGCGTAGGAACTGATGAGTTCTTTAAGGCTATCTTTAGACGTATGGAATACAATGCTCAAGCATACCGTATTGCTTCTTCTGGTAAATACGGAGATACTGAAACTGTCTATAACACACTTCGTAACATTGATACTAAAGATTTAAACTGGAGAGATAATGTACTTAAAGCTCCTGATTTAGCAACTTTACCTAATGCTACACGAGCACAGTTAATTGATGATGTCCGTGAGTTTGCTAAGAAAGCAACCTTCCAGGCTGATCTCGGTAAGTTTGGTAATAGGATCTTAGCATTCAGAGCTAACCACCCAGAATTTGCTCCTGTGATTCCGTTTATTAAAACTCCTATCAACATCATGAAGGACGCTTTATCGTATACTCCGTTATCTGTGTTTGCTAAGAATACTCCTGTGGATGTTAAAACAGCTAGGACAGCTATTGGAGTAGGAATTACAACTGCTTTAGCAATGCAAGTAGCTGAAGAAAAAGTAACTGGTTCATACCCCAAAGAAGCAGACAAACGTAATGCAATGATCGCAGCAGGTATTCCTGAGTATAGTCTAAAAATTGGAGATACTTGGTATTCTTATGCTCGTATTGAACCGTTAGCAACTGTGATGGGAACTGCTGTGGACGGTATTAATGCAGTCAATCGATATATAGCAGATCCTAAGTATGATGATAAAGCAACAGCTAAAGCAAGAACTAAACTTGTTGTAGATGTTGTTGGAGGAATAACAACTAATATTGCATCAAAGACTTTCTTAGAAGGTATTTCTGGAGTTCTTCAAGCAATGCATAATCCAGAGCGTTATGGTGGTAGTTTTATTAATAGCTTTGCTGGACTATTAGTTCCATCCTTTATAGCAGCTCCTGCACGTTCTGCTGATCCTTATGCTCGTGTTGTCACAGGCTTTGGCGAAGCAGTGCAGAACCGCATTCCTGACTTTGGTTTAGGTCTTCCTGTCCCATCTCGTCAAGAACTGCCAATACAATCTAAGTTATTCGGAGGAGCAAGAGAGAATCCATCATATGGTTTAGCAGCCTACACTGGACTACAGACATCTCCTGCTACACGCAATGCAGTACAAGAAGAAGTAGCTCGTACTAAAGTAGACTATGACTTACCTAGTAAGAATCTTCGTGGTGTAGAATTAGAAGGTGTTGATCAGGCTAGGTATCAGGCTATTTCTAGTCAGTATTCTGATTTAATCTTAAATCAAATCATTCAATCTGCTGGTTATGATAACCTTACTGATAAAGTAAAAAAAGTAGTGTTAGAAAGAGGATTAAAGACAGCTCGCAGTGCAGCTACTAGAATTATGCTAGGAGAAAAGCTTCAAGACCCAGAATTTAGAACACAGTTCATCAGAGCAAGACTTGCTAAAAAAGGATTAGAACTAGAAGAATGAGATATGTCAGATCAATTTGGATTTATCGAAGGAGCAAAGTCTGTAGTAGCTAATATGGATGCTAGCCGTCAGGTTAGTAAGTCCATCACTAAGAGTATTGTCGATGTACAGAAGGATGTTGCAGCAGTAGCACAGCAGAAAGACTTAGAGCGTAAGAGACAGATAAGAGAAGCTCAGGTCTTAAAAGAGCAGTACTTCAAGAGAGCATTGATGGAATGGCAACGTCAAGAATCCATCCGTATCGAAGAAGCTAAAGTCAAAGCTGATTTCATAAGAAAGCATGGAGTTAAACGCTGGACTGAAATCGAATCCATTAAACAAAAGATAGAGAAACAAGACAATGAACTTACTAGAGAGTTTAAAGAAGATTTGGCAAAGGTTCGTAGAGCAATGTTCATGTGCTATGCAGTGGCTGCGGTCATTGCT